TTCTTGAGGTATCTCCGCCTTAGCCTGATCCATAACAGAACTTCCAATATAAGAAGCAGCTGTGTTAGCAGAAGAGATATATTTGGTTGAATAGGCACGCTCAATTACATCCTTGGGATTGGCTGGCTCATTTTCAGGATTGAATGGATCAGCAATTCTAAGAGCTTCTTGATAAGTTAATGGACCTCCCTTCTGGCGATAAGCGTCTACTAGAGCTCTCTCACGTTTCATGGAAGCTTCAAAATTAAGACTACTGGCAGCAGCCTCTCTTAGGTTCTGTTCTTGTCCTGCAATTATCTGACTATGTATATCCTGGTAATTTCCACCTAGACCCATGTATGCTTTCTCAGCACGCTTCTTGGCAACAGGTGCAGGTAAAGGCATATTGGGAGCTACATCAGTTTCAACTGTAATAGGTTGATCTGGTTCTTGCGTGGGAACAGTTATAGGCTGTAGATTTTCATCCATTAAACGTATGGACCTCCAAATCCAGTACTGAGATTTCTAGAACCCCAAGCACTGACATCCTTAGCTAAACCACCAATGATTGGACCTTCCTTAACCAAGGCTCCTCCCAGAGAAGTTAAGGCAGTATTAGTTGCTTGTTGTCCCTGCAGATCTGCTAGTTGCATCTTCTTTTGAGATATATCTGTATTAATACCGAAGATATTCCGTCCAATCTCCAAGTTCTGGCTTACTCCAGTCATATTAAATAAGGATTGATCTTCTATTTGAGCTAAGCCACCTTGCAAACCTGAGCCAAACTGAGCACCTTGGTTAGTAGCTGCGTTCGTAGCTTGAGCACGCAATCGTTGATTATTTCTTAAATTCTCTAATTGCATTCTACGCGCAGAAAGTTCCATGGCCTGTTGTTTCTGAGCATTTATTTGCTGTTCATCAGAAGCTATACCTCGATTAACTCCGGCAATTTGTCTGGAATTATCAACAGCTTTACTGGTTCCAAACAATTGGAGTCCCAAACCTACTATGCCTATTCCAAGAGAAATTGGATCCATTATGTACCTGTATTTGCTGTATCGACTGTCGCCCAGCCTTGGATATCAAAGGGACTTCCATCTTTAGATGATACCTTAAATTGAAGAGCATACCCATTACCTCTGATTTTATGTCTTCGAAAGACAGTATCAAAACGGGTTAAAGCATTAGTAACTAATTGTTCAGAGGTCCATTTACCAGAACTACGGTCATTTGCGTAATTCCAAATGCCTTGTATTTTATAACTAGAGGCGGCATCATTAGTTTTAGAATAAACTTGGATATATTGGGGCTGAAATTTCTTAATTGCTTGTCCTCGAAGTTTATACCCAGTTATGAAATAACTTATATAATTTAAACTATTCCAATCTTTATATGTCTCAGCATGTTCATCTGCAAAAGACATATTGGTATTGCTTGTTGAAGAAATATATTTAAACATAGAATCTGGAGCATTAGTTCCCCCGGGAGAAGATACATAGATAATTCCATTGATGGAAGACACTGAATTATCTACCGTATAAGGAAAGAAAGCCTTATTATACGTATTATAATTTAGTATTTTATTATAACTATATCTATCTGTAACAGAACTTTCTTCAGTATCTTTATAGGTCCACTGAATAATATAGTCTATCGGATGATAAGCTCCACGAACATACTTCTTACTACTACTGGGAATTTCATTATAAAATGAAAGGATAGTGCCTACTGTAAGAGGCTCTACCGTTAAACTTCCTTGCTGACTAGGAGTCACAGCATATATACCTTCTTCATTCCAGAAGAAAGGAAGACCGTTAACATCTACAAATGAAGTACTTGATATACTTCGAATAGAAGATATCTTGGTTATGGTATAATCATTAGCTGCAAAGCCTATCCCCTGACTGCCAGTAATAAACCAAATGCCATTGGCAGCAAATACTAACATACCATTCTGAATGGGGAATAGTTTATAAATACTTCCACATCCCTGTATCTTAATTACACCACCGTCAGTCGGAAGAAGATCAAATAAAGTTTCTGAAGTTGGATCATTAGTTTGATAACAATATCCGAACTGAGAGACGTCGGTAATAATTTGACTAAAGTATATTTGTTCTGTCCAAGAATAAGCAGGAGCTGTGCCAGATGCGTCCACGGATGCATCACATCCCGTATACCAAACCCTACCTTGGAACCAAGTTCCAGTTCTAGGTCTTACTGTGGTAGCAATATCTGTTAAACTAGTTATGCCAGATATATTATCCCGCTGTTGAGAAAATTCATTAAGTATATAAAAGCCTTTAGGAGCGGGTGTAGTCGGAGGTGGAAAATTATTAATTGTCGTTGCAGGTGCAAATACCCCTGAAGAATTCTTGTAAATCCACCATACATCTGCATTACTGGGATAATTCCCAATAGCAGTAAACCAACTACTTATTTGATTAGTTGTTGGAGATACAGAAATAGACCATGAACCGCCTCCAAAACTAAGTAGAACATTAATATTTTGTATGCTAGTCGATAGAATATTTACAGTAAGAGTAGTCCCACTATAACCAGTAACCTGTCCAAACATGGTGGCTGGAATAGCAATAGTGGGGGCTCCGCCGGGATAAATAAAATTTAAAGTTCCAGAGAAGTTTACATATTGTCCATTAACTATTCCAACAATACCTGCTTGAACAGTGTAATTAAAAACTCCTGTATTTAATACCCAATAGCTTCCAGAGGTAGCTAAATTAGGAAAAGATGCAGATGTTGCTGACCAAAGCCGTGGAGACTGCCAACCTTGGTTTTGTAAATTATAATTATGTGAATCAGATAAAGTAGGAGACCTAAAATTAACCGGAACATTTAATTCAGATAATCCTGTAAAATCTCGTGTTTGAACAGTAATAATTTTTCCCGTTATTACCTCTGCATTATTTACACAATAAAAGGGATCACAACTAGGATGATAGACAAATAGGTAACCATTACCATCTGCATATTGACATTCTAATGTAGAATTAAAAGTTCCTCCGGATGCTACAAAAGAAGATATTGTTATAGTAGAAGCAAGAAGTTTGGTAGACAGTGGAGAAGACGTAGTTGCTGTACTAGACTTATAAAAGTACAGAGTATCTCCTACTTGTTCGACAACAATCTGGGTTAAACCATCACCTGAAGCATTATTCCATTTATAAGATGAGATAGCTTTAGCAGATCGACTTACAGCATTAACAGCGCCATTAATTTCTTTATCAATTCCTAGTCGTCTTGTAGTATCCCCAATAATAGTAAAGGTGCAATTGTCAGCATCAGTCGCTGCATTCTCTGGAAAATCTAATCCAGTAGACTCAGTAATCAAACCTTTAGTGAAGTTATTTTCTACAGCTGAAGAAAGCTGTTGGGGCATCAGTCTTTGATTTCTTTTATTGCGATATTACGTTTCTTAAAGTAATCATCTGAATATTTTAATAGAGCTTTAAAACTAGTGAACCTCTGTTTTAAGGGTTCAGGAAGAATTCCATGTTCATACTGAAGATACCATAATCCTGCTTGGTCATCTCTTTTAGCATGTAATGGATTATTTCCAGTGAATACTTGAGGATCAATCAAGCCGGTTTTTTCTCTTGGATCAATTACGTTTAAGACCAGAACTCTATCTGGACTTCTCATCTTGCTTTCGGGGCTAATCGCCATTTGTTATCTATCCCATCCCATTCGTTTGAAGTAACTTGTTCCCGCATAACCTCGTCTACCAAAATTTGGAAGTTGATCGAAGTAAGTGGGTCTATTAATTATTGCCTTGTCTTTTTGTATTGAACTCCAACTTCTATTAGCTTCCCGTTCAGCTTTAGGATGTGCAGATTGCTTCAACTCAAAGAAAGCCAGAGCCTTAGCTTCATTCAATAGAAGAGGAAACTGTTCTTCAGCTAAATTTGGAATGAAACTATCTTCCATCTTAAAGATTGGAATGATACTTCCTAATCCAAATGTCTTGGTAGCTTGAAGAGTACTATCAACAATTTCATCAAAACTATCAAAGACCACATAGTAATTATTTATAATGGTACAATATTGAGGTTGTTTATTATCTTTGTAGTAGAAGACATATGAACCAGGAAAACCCCTGATATTATCCGTAAATGTAAATGAATCTACATTAGTATCCAGTGGATTAAAACCATTAATCATATCTATAAATTGAGTAGGCGGAAGTATGGTTACATATTCATAACCAGGAGCTGAGCTTGGAGTTGGAAAACTCGGGCTAATGTCCACATTAATTCCATGAGTAGATGTTGTAGGCGAAGCATTAACATTGGAATTAAAGTACTTCAACCATTTTAAATCATTTATTCCTTCTGGAACATGCATTAACACGGGAATGGTTGGATCTAAAGATGGATCGAGTTGAATAGGTTGTTCAAATTCAGGTATAGAAATACGAGAGATTATATTGAAATAAGTTGTTCTGATTATTTCAGCTACTTGAAGAGATTCAGTTGTATCTGAGATACTATTAACTTCATCTGAACTTAAAGCAGATAAGATATTTTGAGTTAAGTTTAATAGAGTTAACTTCATCGCTTAAACTGCCTTACACCTTCATATAAGAAATAGAAACCAATCACAGCCGTTATTACTGTCCATTGATTTGCATCTAATTGATCTGTTCTAAAGGTCGCACAAGAAATAGAATGTTGTCCAGCATCACCTGCACATCCATATAGAGAACCAACAACCTTATCCCATGCGAAGAACTTAAATAAGATAACTGCTGGACCTAAGGCTAACATAAAACGCATCAAGCCATTCCAAGGAGAATGGCTCTCAGCAATCATTAAGTCACGTTTAGCTTGAAGAGAAGTAATTCGTTCTTGAGAAGCTATTCTTTCTTGATCTGTCTTAGCACTTATGAGAGCTAATCTCTCATTGGCAATAGCATTAGTAATACCATTGATTGTAGAGAAAGCCCCGGGGATTAAACCTAGGAGCATGGACCACATTAGCTGGGTGTACCTAAGGTTCTACGTCGAGCAAGCTCGGTAATTAATCCTTGAATGAATGTGATACCACCAATCCAGAAAACTTGATTTCTAGATAAGCCAGTATCTAAATTAAGACCTAAGAGAGGGCCCCAATTCATTAATCCCGCTGCCGCTGTAACTAAACCGGTTAAGGCAGTAACACGGGCAACTAAAATCGTAGTGGAATGTTTAAAGAATGCTTTGATAGAGGCCCAAAGACTTAAGCCTTCCTGTTTAATTGTTTCCATTTATGTCTTTCTGTTTCTATATACGTGAATTGCTATATCAATAACTATTGCCGCAATCAGTGCTCCGACGGTATAGAAGATCCAATGATCCGAGAAGTGAGGCCAATAGTGATATACGATTGTACCGCCAATAACAGCACCAGCTGTAGTTGTGGTTGTTGGAAGCGGAGCGATAATTGGTTTAGATGATCCGAATACTCCCATGAACTTTAGAAGTCCAGCGCAACCAAGTTGACTGTCCACAGTGCTAGCACTATAAACACCATCAGCAACATACTTACCACTAGAGTATTGATTAGTGCCCGCCCAAACATAGGGAGATGGTACTCCTTTACTATAATAACCCAGTCCATTGTATTTCTCTAACATTGTTAGAGCACCCCCGGGAGACCAATCTTTATTGAGAGCTGCGTAGGGAGCACAGTTTACAAGAGCATCGTAAGCTGCATCTTCCCAAGATTTAAAGGGTCCACGTCCAGCTGGTCTATGAACAGACTTTTGGTTCCAAGGATCACCTTGAGCTAAGCTTCGGTCCCAGCGTTGTGAAGCTTCACGTTCATGCACTACTGCAATGAACCACCAAGGAACTTTAGTCTTTGCTTCCACAGATTTGTATCTAGCTACAGCGGCTGGAGCTGTTAATCTATCAGCTATCTTCTTAAATAGAGGTCCTTTATTTCCATCAACTTTACATTGTTCCCAACGATGTTGATTAAGTTTAATTAAATTATCCATTATACAACCTTTTGAGTGAAATAGTTAAATAGTTAGTTTGCCTCATAGCTTCCAGTCAGAACGATAGTATTACCATTGGCTGTATATTGACTACCAGCCGAATTGAGAACCGATAAGCTATTGCTGGCTGCCAGAACAAAACCAGCCGCTCCAGTACCGATGGTCGCGATTTCTTTACCTGAAATGACTGCATTAGATTTCGATAAAGTAGGCAACGTAACTGTAAAAGTACCGGTTACAGCAGAAGTAAGCTGTACCACAATATTGACAAATATCGTTTTGCCAATCTGCTGGTATCTACCACTCGTGGTAAACGTACCTGTCGTCGCTGCAGCAACTGGCGTATAAGGCGTCCATTGTCCCGCTTGATTGGTAATCGCGTACCACTGCGACCCTCCATCGCTGGTCAGGCTAATGGACGATAAGGGAGCAGAAAGAACGACAGACGTACCTCCATTGATCGTGTCACCACCAGCCCGCGTTATGGTAAGTGTATTTGTTAGACTTATTGCACTACTCAGATCTACGATACGAATAATCGAACCAGGTCGCATGGCAGAAGCTGCGGGAAGCGTCCACGTTCTAGCTGCAGTGAAGGTAACAACCGGTTCGATAAGCATATACTGCGGAAGAATCGTGAAGTTCACATCTCCCACCCCGGCTAAATTACTGTACTTTTGAAAACTTCTGGCGCCTTGCAAGAATACCTGTTCCGTATTGAGGCCTTCGTCAGCAGCGATGCGACCTACAACTACGTCAGACGTAGTTGTGGCGCTAAGAATATGATTGCCCGTTCCTTTAGTTAGTTCATTTTCGTCAAGGGAAATGGAGGACGATGTTCCATCTATCAGAATATTATTAACTGGTTTAGTAATAGCCCCAATCAGGCCGCTGCGATTGTTTCGAAAAACAACGCTGCTTGAATTGCTGATATAGACACGAGAACCGACCGAACCTGTATAGTTAACGGTCAATTCCATCTGATTGGATTCTATTGTTGCTCCAAAGCAAGGGTTAAACGCGATGGTGCCTGAATTGGTGACATTGTTGCTACTGAAAACGAATGAACGCGCACCAACGACCATCGAGAATGAAACATCTCCAGTCCCGGCAATCTTGTTTTCTTCGATATTAATACTATCGCCGATCAGTGTTCCGGTGATCAAGTTCTCAAAATAGTTACGTTTGATAGAGCCAAGGAAAAATCCATCAGTATTACCCACTGCATTGACCAACTGAGCACTAGCCGTGGAAAATGGACCGACTCGTATCTCATGCCAATCGAAATTCCCATAGTGCGCACCAACCGCCAAGTCTACTTTAATCCCGACCGTTCCAGTTCCGCCTTTAGCGAGTTGGAAATTCCTTAGATAATGACCGAGATATGGAGTCCCTGAAACACTAGGTTGGAACAACAGACCGATACCCGATCCGGTGTAATTTAGAATGCTCTGTTCTTGCCCATCACCAAATACCGGCACAACTCCTGGAACTACTAGAGAAGTGTTGTATGAATAATTACCAGCAGGAATGTATACTGCCTTGTTAGCCACAAGAGCCGCCACAAAGGTAGCTGCAATCGAGGTGCTATTTATTGCCGCACTTCCTCCAGATACAGCTCCAAAATCCGTGATACTAAAGGCTTCTCGCATTTTGTCCTGCATGGTGCGCATGACCGCGCCCGTTCCAGCCTGTGTAAAGGAGCCGGAAGAAGCTGTATTCATATCTATAAGTCGAACAGGTTCTAATCCCGTCAATGGCGATGATAAATTAAGGATACGATGACCATTCATATCCAGATCAGCAATCATCTGATTAGGAATAGTACCATCTCTAGACAGTGTATTATCAAAAGCTGTTTGAATAGTAGTGTTATTATTATTTATTGTTGTTTGAGCTGTAGTGGCGTCAATAAGACTGCCCACATTATTCAGCGTAACTTTAGTCATTAGCGAATTCTCCTCGCCCTAATACCGCCCCATCCTGTTAAAGTACTGACACTAAAGGCTTGACTCAATACACAATAATGCGTTGTAGTTGATGCCAAAGAAACTCTAATAGGTCCTGCTAGGACGCTTATTGTAGCTCCAGACCCAGGAACATTAGCTGCCGAAGACATAAAGCCTACTGCAAATGGGAGTGTTCCTAAAGTAGCCGAGGTAGTAGATATTGAAGCAACCAATTGTGTATAACTGGTAGTGGTAGCAAATACGAAATTACCTACACACCATACATCCCAATCCCCAGCCGTTAAGCTAATTGATGTGAGATTTATAGGAGTAGCAGTAGTTAATGATATTGCGCTGCCAGAAGCAATTGTGGAACTTATTAACTCCCCTACACTTCCTGCAGCAGCATTATCATTAGTAGCTGTACCGATTATATTTGGAGCGGTAATACTAGGAGAAGTAGCAAAAACATTAGCACCAGTTCCTGTTTCATCCGTCATAGCAGCTATTAGGTTGGCGCTTGATGGAGTAGCGAGAAAAGTAGATACGTTAGTTCCTAGACCACTTACACCAGTACTGATTGGAAGACCCGTACAACTGGTAAGTGTACCTGAAGAAGGAGTTCCTAATACTGGTGTAGTTAAGGTTGGAGTACTTAAAGTTGGAGTAGTTATAGTTGGCGAAGTAGCACGAACTATAGAACCTGTTCCTGTACTGGCAGTGACTGCCGTTCCCGCAATCCTAAAATCATTACTCGCGGTATCAAAAATCTTATTAGTTAATGTATCTGAAGTAGCTCTACCAACCAGAGTATCCGCTACAGTAGGAATTGTAGCTGTATTAACCGTAGTGAAAGTAGGAGTAACTGTTGTAGCAATTGTAGTGGGCGTAGTTCCTGTGAGAACTATATTAGTTCCTGCAGATAATTCAGCAGACTCTGAAGTCCAAGCTACTTGATAGTCTGTATTACTACTCTTGGCTAGAACTTGACCTGTAGTGCCTCCAGCGGGAATATTAGTTATTGTTCCCCCTGCTTGAACATCTTTAAGTCTAGCGGGAGAATTAGCAGTTGCAGGAGTAGGCAGATTAATGATTTGATTAGAATTCATATCTAGAAGAGCACTCATCGTATTAGGAGAAGTGCCATCCCTAGACAAAGTATTATCTGATGCAGTTTCTAAGATTGCATTGTTAGCATTAATAGCGTTAACCGCAGTCGTCTCATTCTGCAGGTTAGCGAGATCAGTTAACGATATTTTAGACATTTGCTAAGCGCTCGTCACTGCGTTCCAAGTAGTACCACCATCAGAGTTAATATACATTCTGAGGTTAGCGCCAGCGGCAGTTGTATTAATATATATAGAACCCTTTGGAGCTGTTATTCCTGTTGGTAGACCCGCTTGTACTATAAAGCGAATGTCTGATAAATCGATATTTTGAGCCATTTAAATTCCTTTGATTATTCTTATAATCTGTTATTAAGAAAATGGGGAGACTGCCCTGTGCCTTGACACAATCTCATCTCCCCAAGTTACTTACTGAGTAATAGTACTTGTCGTACGATAGTTAATGCGTACCTTCACCTTACCTGCTGTGAATACAGCAGTGCCGGATTGAGCAATCAAGTAACCCGTATTTGGAGTACCAGTTGTAGTGCCAATATAACCACCCGCACCGGCTGAACCGCCAGTTAGGATAATCTTAGCACCCTGTGTTAAAGAACCAACTGCGACGGCATTCACGAACCCCGTTGCCGAGGAAACGGTGGAACGATCGTTTGCGATCAAGCCAACGCTGAATGTAGCCGTAGCACCAACAGCTGCAATCTCAACATCAATTTCAACTGACTCGACGTATACGCCGCCAGGGATGAAAGTGGTGTTGGACTGAATGATATTAGTACCAAACGGAGTTAGTGTAGTTAAGTCGATGGTGTATTCTTGCATACGATATTCACCGTAACGAAGATAATCACCACCAGTTTCGGGTATGGCCTTTGTAGTGCCATATTGACGGTATAAACCGTCGGTGTCAAACCATGAACCACCAACCATGTTATGTTTCTCCTTCTAATTAAGCAGGCACAACAGCGGTGCTGGTGAGGACAGTGACCATATTTTCAGGTCGGTACAGTTTGAAACCATACTCAGCAATCGTTAGATATTCCCACTGTTGTAAGTCTTTGTTAAACTCACTATATACAGCCGGGTTCTGACGGAAGCCGCCGATCCATGGTGTAGTATCACCTGGGGTCGCGGAGAAGAAATAGTTGGCTACGCCGTTTGTAACGGATACGGAACTGATTGTCTCCGAAATACTACCCGGAAGGTAGTTAGATACGTAGATATCAAAACCGAATACATTGAAACGGAACTTGAACCCTGTGATAATACCGTCTTGAGCAACACTAGCCCACATTTGCTGTGGAGATAGTAAATTGACCATGTTGGCTTGGGTAGCAAGTGTGTAGGCAACTGAAGGGTCAACAACCGCACACAGGTTTGTCAAGGGCACATTAGCTTTAGTTAGAGCATATTGAGCCTTGGCGAAATCTTGGATGACAATGGACTGGCTAGTGCCATGGCCCACCCATCGGTGATCTGCTGTGTTGATTGTGTTGGGGTTAGATGCAGTTTGTCCGCTATTTGCAACCGCAAATATGCGAGTTTCCACGGCTTCCATTAAAGCACGATGTTGACGCGGCAAGAAGGCTGCGACTACATCAGAACTATAGAAACTATCTCTCTTAAACTTCTCTGAGATTGCATTGGCAGAATATTTGTATTGGTCAAATGAGAACTGGAAATTACCAGTATCCATCTGATTATACTTTACAGCTTGATTTTCATTGAAATCCGCTGTTTCCGCTTCACCAATCGAGGGAATATTAAGGGTATAGCCATCAGGGAAGTCCTGAAGAACTTTGACAAACTTCATAGCGTTCAGCTCGTCTAGCAGAAGTTCTTTGATCTGACGAGACCAAAGACTGGTTCTAACTAGATGCTGATTAGACTGGTCCGTAAAGGCAGCCATGAAGTCATCTCCTTAGAGTTATTCGTCCCTAGGCATACCGAATGCGTCTCCTTGTTCGAGGGCATCTTGATGCATTTGGACTGAGATTTTAGGGTCAAGATACAATCTAGGATTACTCTTCTTGAGTTCTTGGTAATAATTCCAATCTCGTTTCTGAACCCTTGGTGCGAAGCTGTCTTGTCGCTGATTAGAACGAGGCGGAGGATTAAAACTGTCTCGACGTTCTTGCTGATCCATTCCAAATGTCCTGAAAAAGACAGAGGGATGATTTTTGGCTAGTTCGTCTACGAACGCTTGATCGAGGCCTAATGTATCCATACGTTGTCTCAGAATTGAGTTGGAGTTATCTCCAAACTGTTCTCTGAGTTTTGCCTTCACCATATTGAAGTTTTCAGTCTGCTTGTTCAGACGCTCACGTGCAGTGAGTTTCTGTTCCAGCATAGTATCAATATCTTCGGCTTTTAAGGAGGGCTGATTTACGTTTTCCCTATTGGTGTCTGGGAGCGTATCCTCGTTGGGTTTGGCCTGCTTTAATTGGTCAATCAGGTCTTTTAACTGAGCACTCGCTTGATGCTCCTCTCGGAGCTTTAGATAGTCTCCTCTTAATTCATCCATCCTTGAGGTTAAGGTTTTGATGTATAAGTCGGATTCTACCTTTGCTTTGAGAACTTCTTCCGGTGACTTGTCCTTCCACTTCTCTTCAAGTTCTCTTCGGTCATTAGTTTGGTCTTCGTGATCTTCTATTAGGCTGTCAGCCATTGGTTTCTTCCTTCGGGTCTGAGGTTATTAATTTACTCACCATTTTTAGTGCAGCTTTAAAACCATTAGTATGAGCTTGCTTGTAGTCCCAATTAGGTGAGTCATATATCTTGGAACTTATTTCTGCAGTCTCTAGACTAGATTTCTCTTCATCCAAGAGTTCCTGCAGACGCTCTAAGACTGCTTTAGAGCCTTTGAGCTGATTTTTAAATCTTTCTTTGTCTTCCTCTGTCTTTAAATGCTTGGTCCAAGCAGAAATCATTGAAAGGGATTAACTCCATTATAAGACATTAAATATACGAAATATAATACATAAAGAACTACGGCTAATACAATTATAGATGCTATAGCTTTGATCATTTTGTTACCACTGGTTTTAGAGAAGTAGGATCTAATGGAATATAAGTTGGTTTAGTGGTTGAACTAACAGCTATATTCAAAGGAGCTACTGCTATTTGCAGTAAAGTATCAATAGTACGTGGATCTTCCTGAGGAATCTGTTCCACAATAAAACGTCTTAGCTTTATCAATTGCTGGATAGTTCCTACAATAGTCGGAGCATTATCTAATTTAATATCATTTATATCTATATTCATTGAGTACCCAACGTTCCTGTTGGTGTAGCATTAGGAGGAGGATTTCTCTGTAACCCTAAAGTTGCGTTAGCGGTCTTCGGCGGAGGAGAGAATTGACCAGCAGCATTAACATCATAGTCTTCGCCCATACCAGTGGCTGTTCCTGTTTCTTGATGGAGTTGCTCTTGTAAAGCTTGAACCATACGTTGAGCATCAGCTTGTTCAGCTAGACTAATGTATGGGGTCACAACTCCATAGTCTTTTAGATCGAATGTTGATTCGAGTATCTTTGCAAGTATAATGCCAGAAAAGTGTGGCTGTACGACGGGCCATAGACCGCTTCCAGTGAGTGCAGTAATATTTTGGACAAGTTCTGCTTGTTCAGCGAAATGTCTAGCACCAATTGCCTTAATTCGGCCAACTCCTGTGATGTCATCGACTGTAAGACTTTGGAAGGTTGTAGTCTTGAATTCATCGTTGAATACTCTGATTGAAGAGATACTAGCCATGTTACGTTGAGCTAACTCAAGCATGGCATTCAATACCATATCTAAGAACTCAGAAAACTGAAATATCTTATTCTGGAAGAGACGGGAGGACGCATTTTCCAGTCTTTGTACTTCGTACTTAGTTTTTTCACCTGGGGACCGGATTCCCATGGCTTCGCGAGGCGCACCAGCCATCTCTTCCATTTGAGTTGCTAGATTACCAATCTCCATATTGGATTGCATAATCTGGACTTCAGGCTGGACTAGTTCTACATCTCCTTCTTCAGAGGTAAATATCTTCTCACCAGGCTGCCAAGTATATTCTTCTACGAAACCTTTTACCTTCTGCACTGGATAAGTCACCAAATCCCAGATATCTGCTTTCATATTCTCGACATGGTCCATGCGATATTGCATTCCAACGAGATTATCTAAGGGACCCATGCCCCAGAGATTATCTTGCTTCCGTCTCCATGGAGAATGGAAGATTGGGGGATAGCCGAAGAAAGAGGGATTAGCTTTATTATTTATTAGTTTATGTCTGTCTACGACAGTGATAACTCTATTCTTTTCAAATTTATCTTCATATGGATCATACCAATCTCCATAGAAGGTTAATACTTCAACCATATCTGACAGAAGATATGCTCTGAAACTAGTGAAGCCATCCATTGCATAGAGATGGTCTTTCTGTATCCAATCGCCTTGGAACTCTCTAGCATGAAATCTAATATCTTTTAGATACTTATAGAGTTCTTCATATTCAACTCTATTTTCATCATTAGTCATCTTTTCCAAAAGATCTTTGAGTTCACCGAGAGAGATTATGGAACGGATGATCTTGGGAGATTCTATGAAAGACTCTGTAGTGGGATTGAAGACAATATCAAGTGGACTAATTCTACGTATTGCCGGACCGACGAAACCTACCTGAGTCTTATCCTGTTGTTCGGCTCTCATGTCCTTCCACTCTACAGTAGCAAAACAATTACCGAAATCAATGTAATCTTGGATAACCTTCTCTATTTCAGGTCGAAAGCCGGGTTGTTCGATAACCCACGTCATATAGTTGACGATGGTATCTTTCTTGTCCATGGAATTAGAATCAGCATTATCTGCCTCCCATTCCAACCATTTACGTTTTGGAAATAGAGTTGCAGTATAATTGGCGAATAAGTTGTCTCGGATCTGACATAACTTTGGAATAGTAGTCTTGTTCTTCCACGGCAGTTGGGCGTTGGTAGTTTGGGTTGTATCCGTAGCGTATACGTACCGACGTATTTCTTCCCAATCGTTTTTCTTTACCTGACGAAGAGTATCCCATGAAATGTAGCGTTCCGTAATTCTAGTGGCTAGAGCATCTGGAGTAATTACATTCTCAAGCTCCATAACCTTACCGGTCATGCCACACCGCCGAACTTAGAATGAAATGTGTATACAGGTTGAATATCTTTTCTCATTGCAAAATAGTTAATTGGGGGAGTTGAAAAATCGATTGCAGAAGCTAGAGCATCTTTCACGTCATCGTGAGATGGATTGATAAATAGCAGTTCTTCTTCTAGAACTTGAATATTACCACCACCATAGTGCCATATCTGTCTATTAGCATATCGAGGTTCTAAGATTGAGAATATACGTTCTTCCTTTGAACCTTGCCATCTAGAAGGTCTAAACTCATCTATGATCAAAGATAGACCATTCTTACGAATGTAGTTATCTTTCAAATCTTCGACAATGACTTTCTGAGCTACGCTAACTTCAGCTCTAATCTTTCTGAAACCCCATTTCTCATATAATTTAAGGATATGTTGAAAATATTCTGAAATCTTATCTGTTTTAAAACGATCTATTTCGAGAATATAATAATTGTTGTAACCATCAACACCAAGAACCACAATGGAAGAAAAATCAGACTTCTTGCCAAGGCTGTATGCAAAGTCAACAGCCGCAACGACGTTAAGTCTCTCCCTCTTGAAATACCAGTGGTAATCCCGGTGGGACAGATAGTTGGCGTCATAATATTGGAATAGATCCCTCTGTATGGGGGATGAGTCAACATCATGTGGGTCATTATAATATTGGGCTCTAAAGTGGATTTTGTTGAGGTATTGAGCTCTTTTAGTGGCAAGGATATCTGCGTCAAAACCGAACCATTTACCATCAACACGCTGTTGTCTGGGCCAGAGGAATTGGCCTGAACCATCTCCGGCAGTTTCAACGGGATATTCCTTCTTTTCAAAGAGAGACTCAGAATTCTTTCTATTTCCGAGTTCATCAAATTCATCTATTTCCATCTCCAATAAACTAGAATACAAGTCTTTTGGATGGTATCTAGTACCAACCACCCATTCCTTGGCATTTACAGTTTCAACTGAAGATAATAGACCATACTGATCAATTACTTTCTGTCGTCCTTCTTCGAGGTATGCATTATTTGAAACCACCACGTCATCAAGAACGGCAATATCACAATGTAAACCAACAATATTCGAAGTGAGACCTGCAGTAAAGATTGAAGGATCACGTATAGACTCTGCACGACGACGTGGATCATCTACTGAGATTTCTCCTTCCGTCCACTTCTCCCGTTTAGCTTCTTCTCTATTAACCATATCTGGCCAATAGAGACGATAAACATCACAAGTTATCATATCTTTGATGAACTTAAGCTGTTTAATGGCTAAGTTTCTAGTTGAAGAAATATACAGAATCTTTAGGGTTGGATCTTTGGTTAATTCCCAAGCCACGCGGTATGCTATCAAAGCAGACTTCATGTGATCTCTGGGAAGTAGTAATAGTTGATGGGATTTAGCATTACTACTAGTCCACCAACTTATTACCTCTCTATGTATGTTCCCCAATAGTCTATTGGGATGAACTAAGTTAATGAAGCTTTCTAAAGATCGTTCAGCTTGTTCTCTACGCTCTTTCCTGCGTAATTGAAGATCTGATAGAGGTCTTTTCTTCATTAGGTTAAATTACCGGATACTACTGTAACCTTGCGAGTACCCTCCACAAAGGCTCCTGTTTTAGAGACATTCATTGAACCGCATGGATGTTGATGCCCAGAAGAACCTACGGATCTAAAGACATTCCAAGCACCACAAGGATGGTATAGACCTATTAAAGACAAGCCATTGGTCTGAACTACATTCAATGAGCCATCTGCAGCATATAAACCTGTTATAGCTGCGCCAGATACTACAGTGACATTAGTCGTACCATCAGTTGCATATAGAGCCATTATTCCTCCTCATCCTGTTTTCTCAATTTAGTTGGAGAAATACCTTCTTTAGCAGCATTACGCACTCTAATTTCCCAAATATCATTTCTAACTGATGTTAGACGATTATCTACGTGCTCGAAACGAACATCATCATGTTTCTGGTGATATTCTAACTTCTCGGCAAACATGTGATTGAGTTTGTCTATTTGGTCATAGACTAAACGACGGATATCAGCAAATTGACCTGATAACCACCAAGCTAATCCCCATACTGCTCCAACGATAGTGCCTAAGATGGTTACTAGGGCTAAAGTCTCTGTGTTTAGCATTTCATTGAGAAGATTAAGCGACTGTGGTATTAGCCGTTACTGCAGCAGATAGTTTATCTGTATTAGCTTGAATACTTGCAACCACAGCGTCTAAAGCTGCTGGGTCATTGGTTGTCTGAGCATCTTTGACTTGCTGAGCCACTTGGTTTAATAGTGTAATAACTGAATCTTCTACAGTCTGTTGAGCAGCGACTG